ACATTCAGATGAATGGACTAAAATCTTAGGTGGTGGAACATTCAAAATTGTAGAAGACCAAGAGGACGTAACCCCTGTACTTTACGACGTACAAGACTTATAAAACAAACACATGAAACACAAAGAGTTATTTAATCTTCTGGATGATATCCAGGAAGATCAGGAGATCCCTACCCAAAATAGACACGATAGAGTATTAATTTTAGATGGTTTAAATCTATTTTTTAGAAACTTTGCAATGATGAATATGGTAAATCCAGATGGGGTTCATATTGGAGGGTTAGGAGGATTCTTTCGCTCTTTGGGTGCTATGATTAGACAAACAAATCCAACTTCTGTTTATGTAGTATTCGACGGGGCAGGTTCAACAGTAAATCGTAAGAACCTGCTCTCCGAGTATAAGGGAACAAGGAATTTATCTAGAATTACTAATTGGGAAGCATTTGATAATATTGAGGAAGAACATGACTCAAAAATTGACCAAATAGTACGTATAATACAATATTTAAAGCTATTACCTGTTAAAACCACCATACTCGATAAAGTAGAAGCGGATGACATTATAGCCGTGTTAGCTGAAAAACTAGTAGAAAAACATGATTCAACTTGTTTTATAGTATCTAGTGATAAGGATTTCTTACAGCTAGTAACAGACAAGATTATTGTATATAGACCAATGGAGAAAGAATATTATACTCCAAAAACTGTAGAAGAAAAATTTGGCTTAAAACCTAATAATTTCATTTTACATAAAGTTTTATTAGGTGATAATTCAGATAATATTAGAGGAGTTAAGGGTTTAGGTGCTAAAGGTATATTTAAAAAGTTCCCTGAATTAAAAACGCAAGATTTAACCTTAGATGATATTTTCGACATATCTGCTAGGAAATTCAAGGACCATATCGTATATTCACGTATCGTTCAAGAACAAGCTAGAATTGAAACTAATTATAAAGTTATGGATTTAAGCATTCCAATGATCGATGATAGAGGAAAAGAACACATAGATAATTTAATAAGTGAAGATTTACCTGAATTTAATCCTGAAATGTTTGTATCATTTTATAATGAAGACAAATTAGGAGGGATGATTAGAAATTTAGATTCATGGTTAAAAGACATATTTGCTCTATTTCCAACTTATGAAAAATAAAAAGGTTATAAAGATTGACACTTTCTACGACAAATACCATACCTATTAATATGTATAATAAAATATTAGATATGGTTAGTGTATATATTTTAACTGAAGGTGATGTTCCTTTTTATGTGGGAAAAACAAAAAATATTCAACGTAGATTTTCTGAGCATAAAAGAACTTATGGTCAATATATAAAAATTAAAGAAATAGATAGAGTTGAAGATAACAATTGGGTATTTTGGGAGAGATTTTACGTTCAAAAATATAAAAAACTAGGATATTCTTTAAAGAATAAAAACAAGGGTGGGGGTGGTCCTTCATTTTATAATAAAGAAACTAGACTTAAAATGAGCATAGGAAGAAAAAATAAAGGTATGGGTAAAAATCCAAAAATTAGTGCTGCTAAAAAAGGTGTATCTCGTAATATTACTTGGGGGGATAAAATTAGTGAGGCAAAAACTGGTTCCCCTAAAAAGGGAAAATCAATACTCCAAATTGATCCTATTACTAATAAAATAGTAAATACCTTCTCCTCTATAACAGAAGCTAGAAAAACTTTAGGTAACAATGGAATTCCAAATGCTTTAAAAGGAATATCAAAAACCTCTGGGGGATATATTTGGAAATACAAAGAAGATTAGTTATATTAAAATAAAAGTTATATAAATGACATTAAATAGCATTCAAAATTACGGGCATAAATTCCAAATACAGGTCTTATCATCCTTATTAACTCATAAAGAGTTTTTAGTTAACATCCATGATATTATTTCAGATGAATATTTTGAAAATCCTGCTATTAAGTGGTCTATAAAAGAAGTGCTTAAATATTTTGATAAATATCATACAGTTCCTTCATTAGATATTCTAAAAGTTGAATTACAAAAAGTAGATAATGAAGTGTTACAAATATCTATTAAAGAACAACTTAAAGAAGCATACGTAACTTCAGATGATGATTTAGAATATGTACAAGAAGAATTTACTAATTTTTGTAAAAACCAACAATTGAAGAAGGCCTTAATGTCGTCTGTGGACTTATTGAAAGCAGGCGATTTTGATGGTATTCGTTTTATTGTAGATAATGCTTTAAAAGCAGGACAGGATAAAAATATAGGGCATGAATATGTTAAAGATATTGAAGAACGTTATAGAGAAAATTCAAGAGAAACTATACCTACCCCTTGGGACAAAATTAATAACTTATTACAAGGTGGACTTGGAAATGGAGATTTTGGTTTAATTTTTGGTAATCCTGGAGGTGGTAAATCTTGGTCATTAGTTGCTTTAGGAGGACATGCTGTAAGATTAGGATATAATGTTTTACACTATACTCTAGAATTAGGGGAAGATTATGTTGG